TTGGCATACTGTGAACATCTTCTATCCAGACCTCATTATTACCCCAGTTTAACAGACTAGAGATAACCTTCGTTAGCTTGTAGTAGTCAATCCAGTTCTTTTTCTTTGCATAGAAGGTAGGGATGTCGATTAGATCGACACCCTTATTCTCCCTAATTCTTGCTACAGCACCAGATAGACCGGGGTCTATTCCGATGATATTACGCATCTACTGGCACAAACTCCGCATCACTAATATCTTCATTCTTTAATGAACTTGGTGGTGGTGCAGTCGGTGGCATAATAATTGACTTCATCATTGGTTGTAAATATGTGAACTTGTCCTTTATCTGCTCTACACGGAACTCACCAGCTAACAAGTAGCCGTCCTTTAACTTTGCATTAATGACACTTGCCAACTTCGCTTTTGTTGATTCGATGATAATCTCATATGTGTGCTTTACTTCTGGTTGTCCTGGGTAATTCATATAGTCTCCTTATCGACTGTTGAGTTTATTTGATATTTACTTCCTACAAAATCTAAATCTACTATGTATCCTGCTGTACCGTGCCTATTCTTAGGTACGTGTATTCTGAATACATTATCATCTTCTTCTTTGCCCCTGTTTCTATTTGGTCTCCAACACGTCCACAACATATCAGCCATGTTTACAACCTCACCTGAATCTTTAGGAGCATCTAATCCAAGTGGTATGTTACCATCTCCAGCCATATCTTTAGGTACTTGAGATAATACAAAGACAGCCACTCTCAGTTCTTTAGCTATCTTCTTTAATTCACGAGCTATGAAACTCGCTCTCTCGGTTGCATTACCACCCTTAGCTACAAGTAGTGATAGGTAATCGATAACGATAGCGTTTGGCATACGACCAGTTTTTGACCGCATCATATTAACATAGTCCTTAATCTCAGTTACCATCATATTGGGTTTATCGATAGTTATAATATGATCCATTTGATTCTTGAAGCTAGTCTTACTTAATTCATTATGCCAATCCGTTTCAGTCACCTTAATATACTTCTCAGCAATATCAACACCTGACATCTCTATCGAAAGGAACAACCAATCGATATTCCTCAACTTATTCATTAAGTTTAACATAAATGTAGTCTTACCACTACCTGGACCACCTGCCAACACAACAACATGGCCTGGCTTAATAGCTGGTAAGCCCCATTCTGGATAAGCTTTATTCATAAAGATATAATTATCCTGACTTGATGTCATATCCTCAATGTATCTGTTTAGATAATCATTACCCATGAATATGTGTTCTGTAGCTACATCCTTCGACTTAAACATATGGCAAGATGGAATACAGAAATGCTTTTTGATATCATCGTTACATGTAAACACATAACCTCGTTCAAAAAACTTAATGATATTCCTAAGTTCGTCTTCTGCTAATGGATTTGTAAGTCTTTCACTCCAAACTTTCAACATACTCCACACAAACTCGATACTATACCCTTTTTCCTTCCAGTAAGATTGTAGCCTTAGAGCTGCTTTATGTCTCATACCCGAAAGATCGTAGGTGTTTAGCATCTTATAAATACAGAGTTTCTCTCCATAAGGATACTCAACATAGGTTTTGATGGAACCTGACTGCATGTTGATTTCTTTATGTTTAGGTATATCACCAGCTTTGATTGATGCTATCTTTTGTGTGATATGCGGATAAGCTTTACCTATGAGAATAGCTTCAAGTACATCCTCTTGCCTGAATATAGGCGATATGAAGCTTTGAGTTGGGTTTTCCTCATCTAACTTCATCCATTTAACTAACTGCTTCTTACGGCCCGATTTGGGGTGTATAGAGAAGGGTAAGCGAAATAGCCTAACCTTATCATACACAGCCAAGTCAATATTATCCTTGAATTCTGGAAATAATATCTTCATATTCTGAGCAAACAGGTGACAAGCTACATTCCATTTACTTTCTAACTCCACGGGATACTCTACATATTCCTTTGGGATATAAATATGATAACCCTTATTGCCAGAAAAGAATACATAATAGGTTTTGTCTTTCATATACTCAAAGAAGCGTTTCATTCGGATTGTTAAGCCATCTACATCCGAGTCATCTATATCGAGTACAAAATAATTACCATAAACCTTACCATTGTATCCACCTACCGTCTTTTCAGACAAGTAATACTCATTCATTTCTGGTCCGAAGCAGAAGAGAGACGAATACGCCTCTCTTTCTACTGGACTTATATCATCAGCATTTCTTACTTGTCGTCTTGACGAGACCGTCGAAGCATACAAGTAATGTTTTGTCATTAGAACTGGCCGTTAAAAGCTTGCCCTGATGGCTTGAATGCTGTAGCGTTTAGAAAGTCACCTTTTTCTTTTACATTAATCTGAATATCTACATCCATACCCATCATATCTGGGTCATCTTTCTCTGGTAAGATAATATCTGCTGCTTCTGTATATGTTTCTAAGCCCATAGCAGATACTAAGTTGTTAATATCTTTTAATTTAATTGGGTTGTTATACACCATGGAGCAGAAGTCTCCATTTTGTAGTCTAAACTTTGCAATCAGGTATTCACCTGTCTTGCTTTCACTGAAACCTACTAATTTACCTACTGTCCATCCCTTTACCGCTTCTGCAACTTTTGTTCCTATAGCCATACATGGCCTCCTTGTTTTTAAAAATGTGTGTAATGCTTCTTGCCAGTCTCGTTTACCGTTACTTAGCCACATCAAACTTCTTTAATACTTGTTTCATAAGGTCATCTGCAGTTTTGATATTATAGAAGTCCTTTACTCTACTACCACCAAAGCCAAAGCTACTGGTGGAACTTGCATCGAATGATACGCCAAGATAATGCTTACCGTCATCATCTTTTTCTGGTTTAAAGATACAGTGTGCATCAGCTGTATCATGTACCATTCGTTTTGTTTTACCCGGTAAATCCATATCCAGGTAAGTTACATTCTTAGTTGTAACATCACTTGAAGCTAACTTCAGGTGAGTTACCGTGATTAATAATGGAGCAATCTTAAAACAAGTGTTTATGAAATTAAACAGAATGTCTCTTGTCCCACTCCAACCACTACCATAAGGCATTTCAGATAAGTCCTCAATACCTTTATCTTGACAATACCATTTTGAGATCATATTTGCCAACTTATCGATAGGGTCAAGAACAATAACATCAGGGTTAATTGCCTCAATGTTCTCGAGAACCCTTACCATCTTACTTCTTAAGTCTGGTAAATTATCTACATCGATGAAACTTCCTACATACGCCTTAGAACCTTTCTCAAAGTCAAAATACACAGTTCTAAGTTCCTTGGATAAGTTCACACAAAACTCTGTCTTACCTGACTTGACAGAGCCTGTGATGTTAATCCACTTGTATGATGGCTCCTTGTTTATTGTTGCAATGTCAATACCTAAATCTTTAAAAACATCTATCAAAAGTCCTCCCCTACTTCATAACGCACACTAACATTCTCTGCATCTTCTAACATACTTAGTATGGTTGATGGTTCTACATCAACTCCATACTTCTCATACCAAAGGTCTTGAAGAGCTAATAACTCTTTCGTGTACTCTGGTTCTACCATGACCTCTGCGGTATTCTCCTCCAAAGGTCGCCAAGTGCCACCCTTCGTTGTTCTGAAGTAGTGGCCTGTTCCGTCATAATACATTTCCCAATACATATTTCCTCCTTTTATTTGGTGTTGTTTATGGTGTAAATAAGTTTATTCCATTGGTTTTTACTTAACGAATCATTATACAGAAACCAATCATGTACTTCTGCTAATAGATATGTTGGTTCGACTTCATCAAAGTCAATTATTTCTTTTTCGTAATGTGGTTTTATTTTGTCTTCGTCTGGAAGTCCATAGTTAAATCCGTCTTCCAGTCGTTGTGCGTAACTTCTTTTATCCATTCTTTTCTCCTGTGTTTTTTTGTCAAGTTTTATCTTACTAGTTGTCGGGGTCATCAAGGTCTACGATGACGGGTTCATTAAAACTTTTCCCACAATCATGGCAAAACCAATCATGTTTATTTTCGTCTAAGTTTATTCCACCACACAGAGGACATAAACACTCTGTGTTGTATTCTGGTTCATTGGGTAATTCTGGATCACAAGTATTAATCATCATCATCACACCCGTGATCACAAGGATCTTCATAAGGATAGAAACTGTCACATTTCGGACAATGATAGTAATCATCAAGGCAGGCATCACATAGATACCCATCATCTGTGTTTGTCATGTGATTTTTCAAGAAACTTTCATTGCAATGCATACATTCGTCAAAGTCAAGCTCATAACAACTTGAGCAAACCCAAAAACCATCTACACATGTACTATCCTGTAACCATTGTCTTTGACCACACTGTTCACAATACATTGTGTTCTCGTCATAACATATCTCGCACAGAGTGGAATCGTGACAATAGAAAGGCTCTCCATTAAATCTGTCACCACACTCTGAACAGTGATAACCTCGTTCCCAGTCGTCCCCATTACAATCAATGGGGTCTTCAAATTCTAAAACCACATTATAATCCGTGTCGATATGACGTATTTTCATTAAGTCATATGCATCGAAATACCCAAAACACCTACCAGTGGCGTGTGTTGACATGTTTTCAATATAGTTGCAACTCATTGAACTATTGTTGGTATATTTCCACTTATCATCAATATTGAGATGATCTGCCATTGCTTTTGTTATCAACCTTCTTGCAATATGACTAAATTCAAGAGGTAGTGTACCGTAAACCTTACCCATAATTATACACATGTCCTTTACAAAGATATATCTACGCCCAATAAGCTGATTGTTCGAGTTTGTTGATCGTAGTATTATGGTAAAGTCACTTTGTGCGTATTGATTAGCTCCTTCATGATATTCACCACCCACACGTAAGCAGCTACTGAATGTCGAATTTGTACTTCCATGCATTAGATCTGTTGTACATATAGACAATTCTACCCTTGAGTCCTTTGCGGCTGCAAAGAACTCAGATATGTTAAGTGACGTTACTTCGGTTTGTGGTTTTTCTAACCCCTGGAGAGCAAAAAGTTGCTCATAACATGTCTCTTTGGTTAACGCTTTATCAATATTGGCTACCCACTCATCAACAACATGTTCATTTTGCTTTGCCAACAATTTCGAAACAAGCTTACTTGTTTTTAGGGTGTTTTTCCTAACTACCAATTGGTTTGTTTTAATGGCATGGCAAATTTCGATTTCGGTCATATCTCCATATTCCTGAGAAAGAAGTTGCTTAACAACAGGGTAGTTTGCAATGGATTTTATGATGCTTAAATTATCATGTAATTCTATTTTAAGCTTATCCTTAAATAACCATTTAAGATTTTTTTTACGACGATCTTCTCGTTCACCCATGCGTGCGTACCAAACCTCACTATAACTAGCGTATTCTTCCAACATGTCTCTATTCATCACAAATCTCCTCTT